CGGGAGTAGAGGGCAATACTTATAAGTTTCCTAAGATTGGTAAAGGTAGTGCTACATTAAGAGTACCTCAAGCGGATATTACTCCGTTAGGAGTTGCTCACAGTCAAGTATCTGTAACTATGACAGATTACTCTGCTGGTGAATATAGCGATATTTTTATGCAGTCTAAAGTAAACTTTGACGAAAGAAGAGAACTTGTTGAAGTAGTTTCTAAAGCTATTGGGCGTAGACTTGATCAAATGATCATTGATGCGATTGATGGTGCTGGAACTTCTTTAACTGTAGCCAACTCAATTGGTGGTTCTAATACTAACTTAAATGTTGATAAACTTTTAAAAGCTAAACAATTAATGGATACTAAAAATGTTCCAGCGGAAGATAGATATATTCTATGTCACGCTAAGAGTATGCAAGGTCTATTAGATGAAGCTGATGTAAAGTCTATTGATTTTAATACAACTAAAGTTTTAGCGACTGGTTCGTTAAAATCATTTCTTGGATTTACTTTTATTACAATCGGTGATCGTGATGAAGGTGGTCTAGCTGTTGATGGTTCTAGTGATAGAACTGTTTTAGCATGGCATAAATCTGCTGTTGGTTTAGCAGAGAATATGGCACAAAAAACTGAAATCAACTACATACCTGAAAAGGCATCATTCTTAGTGAACTCTATGTTCTCTGCTGGTGCTGTTGGCATTGATGCTGAAGGTATTGTTGAAGTAACTTGTAGGGAGTCTTAATATGGCCTTTTCAATTGACGGATTAAATCCGATTGGTGGTAATAGCCGTGCTGGAACTGCTCCAGCTATCTGGACTTATACCACTACAGATAGTACAGCGGATATGAATACTGCTGGATATTTCAATACTGCAAGTGATTTATTGAAAGTGGGCGATATCATGTTTTTATATGATAGCGATGCACCAACAATGGTTATTTCTCTTGTCTTATCCAATGCTTCTGGCGTTGTAGATGTGAGTGATGGTACTACTATAGCTGTTACTGACTCAGACTAAACTTAACTAATGAGGGGGCTTTGGCCCCCTTGTACAAAAGGATATTATGGCAAGTGGTGATACGGATGTAGGAATTTGTGCTGATGCTCTAAGGATGCTTGGGGCAAATGTAATTACTTCATTTACTGATGGAACTGAAGCAAGTGGTTTATGCCAGGCTTTATATCCAGATATAAGAGATTCAACTTTAACAATGTATAAATGGTCTTGGGGTACAAAAAAAGTTGCTTTAGCACAATCAACAACAACACCAATTAATGAATGGAAATATGCTTATCCTCTTCCAGCCGATGCTATAGCTGGTAATCCTGTTGCAGTTTTTAATACATCAAACACTTACACTAATCCAATACAAGAATTTGAAATTTATGGTGATGAATTATTTACGAATGAAACAACTATATACATAGATTATGTTTACCGTGTTCCAGAAAATTTAATGCCAACATATTTTGTGCAATTATTAAAATACATGATGGCTTGGCATTTAGCTGAACCTATTACAGATCAAACAGAAAAAGGAAATTACTGGAGAAATATTGCTTTAGGTGGTCCTACAGAAAATAATCGTGGTGGTTATTTTAGACAAGCAATGAATATAGATGGTAGAGGTAATCCTCCACAAGCAATAGTAGACTGGCCTTTAGTAGAAATTAGAAAATAATGAGTAGAGTAACTACTTTTCAATCTAACTTTACTACAGGTGAAATTGATCCTCTTTTAAAAGGTAGATCAGATATTAAACAATATTATAACGGATTATCTTCTGCAACAAATGTTTTAGTACAACCTCAAGGTGGTGTAACAAGACGACCTGGACTTCAATATGTTGGAACTATTCCTTCTGCTTCTGCTCCGCAAAGTGGATGCCGTTTAGTGCCTTTTGAATATTCTACTACACAATCATATATGCTGTTGTTTGTTAATAACAGAATGTATGTTTATATGGGTGGTGTTTTACAAACAGGTATTAATGGTGGTGGTAATGATTATTTAGCAACAAGTATTGGTTCGGCAAATATTGGTACAATGAATTGGACACAATCGGCTGACACATTAATTATTGTGCAAGAGGACATGGCTCCTAAAAAAATTGTTAGAGGTGGATCACATACAACTTGGACTATAAGTGATATTAGTTTTGACTTTACTCCTAAGTATGCTTTTACATTATCAACAAGTGAACCAGCGGGAACAGTTACCCCTTCTGCTGTAGATGGTAATGTTACTTTAACTGCATCATCAAGTGTTTTTGCAAGTGGTAATATTAATGATTATGTAGAAGCTAAAGACGGAATAGGTAGAGCAAGAATAGTTGATTTTGCTTCAGCAACATCTGTTAAGGCAATTGTAGAAGTACCTTTCTTTTCTACCGATGCTATTGCTAATACAGACTGGGTATTAGAAACAGATTATGTTGATGCTTGGTCTGGTACTTACGGGTATCCACGGACCTGTGTATTTCATGAAGGAAGATTATATTTTGGTGGTAGTAAAACATTACCAACAAGTGTGTGGGCTTCTAGGGTAAATGATTATTATGATTTTAATCCAGGTGAAGGATTAGATGATGATGCTTTATTTTTTACAATAGATACAGATCAAATGAACGCTATTAACGGTATTGTTAGTGGAAGAGATTTACAATTATTTACTAAAGGTGGTGAATTTTATTTACCGCAATCAGACTTAAATCCTATTACACCTTCTAATGTTGTTGTTAGACCATCAACAAGAAGAGGTAATAAAGATGGTATACGACCTGTAATAGCAGAAAGTGGTACATTATTTATTCAACGATCTGGAAAATCATTAAGAGAGTTTAACTTTAGTGATGTAGAATTATCTTATATCTCTAATAATATTTCTTTACTATCTTCACATTTACTTAAAGCACCCAGCGATATGGCATTAAGAAGAGCAACATCAACTGATGAGGGCGATTTATTATTGATTGTCAATGGAACAGATGGAAACCTTACAACATATTCTATTCTTAAAGGACAGCAAGTAGTTGCCCCCTCTTCTCAAACAACGGATGGTGATTTTATTAATGTAGGTGTTGATGTAGATACAGTTTATTTTGTTGTTAAAAGATCAATTAATGGATCAACTGTTTATTATGTAGAAAAATGGAATGATGATTTTACTTTAGATAGTGCTGTTCAATATTCTACGGTAGCGGGAAACTTACCTGGAAGTACATCAGTATCAGGATTAAATCATTTAGAAGCTGAATCAATTAAGGTTATTAATAACGGAAGAACTTTAGGAAATGAAACTGTATCTTCTGGAGCAGTAACCGTTGATGAAGCACCAGCAACTTATATTGAATTAGGATTAAATTATACACCAACAATAACAACTATGCCTATTGAAACACAATTACCAAGTGGAACAATTGTTGGTATGAAAAAAAGAATATTAGAAGCAACATTAATTTTATATTTAACAGAAAATATTACACTTAATGGAAGTGATGTTTCTTTAGAAACTTTTCCTGTTACACTTGGAACAAATAAAAATTATACAGGAAAAAAAAGAATTATGCCTTTAATGGGTTATGATGACCAAGGGCAACTAACCATTTCTCAATCAGCACCGTTATTTTTTACTTTGCTTGGTTTAGAATTTAAAGTGAGTACAGGACAATGAGTTTTTGGACAGGCGTTGCAGTAGTAGGATCAGTAATACAATCGTATGGCGATATTTATCAAGGTCATGCAACAAAAGCGTATTACGATGCACAAGCAATGATGAAAGAATTTGAAGGTAAGGTAGAAGCAACAAAAGCAAAAGAACAAGGCAATGTGGCATTAGCTAATCTTAATGCAACTTTAGCTACAGCTATTGCTAGGGCTGGTTCTGGTGGTGCTGGATTTGAAGGATATTTAACAACGCTAACAACATCTATGCGAAGAGGTGGTGTAGAAGAATTAAAACTTACTCAACTTAATGAAAAATTTATTAAATCAATAAGTATATTTGAATCATCACAACTTAGACAAGCTGGAAAAGTTGCAAAGAAATCTGGATACATAAATGCTTTTGCTAGATTAGCTATGCAAGGGGCTAATATGGAATCAACTGGAATATTTAAGAAAAAATAATGGCACAGATACCCGCATATAGAAAATTAGGCATACAAGGTTTTTCAGTACCAAGTACAAGTTTTGCTGGTTTAAAAGAACAAGCTGGTATGTTTAATGATCTTAATCAAAAGATTGGTGCTGTTGTTAGTTATGCTAATGATCAAATATCTGCTGAACAAAAAATAAAAGGTCAAGAGTATGCTGTTGGTAATCCTATTACATTAGATCAATATTTTAATGCTAATCCTTCAGAAATTGCAAAACAAATAGAAGCAAGAGGTGGTGATGATAGAACAGTTAAAGGACAAGCTATTAAAGCAACTTTAATAGAATTACTTTCTACTGATCTTCTTTTAGAAGCAAATAGTCATTTAGGAAAAATTTATGATGATGCTGTTTTAAATAATGTTACTTTAGAAGAATTTGAAAATAAATTAAATAGTGCTATTGATGGATATTATCAATCTATTATTACTGTTAGCCCTGAAGCTGGATTAAAAGTAAAAGCTGATCTAGGTATTAAAGGAAATACTTATTATCGTAACTATTCAAATAAATTATTAGATGAAGCCTTAGTAGCAAAACAAGCTGGAATTTTATCTGGTAGTTATGAAGAAATAAAATATATTCCAGAAATTATTCGTGCTGGTGATTTAGAAGTACAACTTGATGATGGTTCAACTGCAACATTTAATATTGATACACAATTAGATTCATACAAATTAAAAATTGTAAATAATATGATTGCAAATCAATTTAATGAAACACAAGTAAAAGCCTTTCAATCTTCATGGGATACAGCTGTTATAAAAGGAAAACAAAATTTTTTAGAAGATATACAGCGTGATTTTTATCCTGACGAAAAAGGAATGGATTTTTTATATTTAGTGCAAGAAGAATTTTTAGGCATTAATGATATGGAAGATGGTCCAGCTAAACAACAATTATTACAAGCTAAATATATTTTTGATTCATTGGAAGATAAGGAAACTATCTACAAAAATATTATGAACCAAATAAACGCCCATCAAACAAGAGTGGGTATTATTGAAGGTGAAATAGATAAGGCTGAAGCAGATATATTAAATAAAAAAACATTAGAGTTTTCTATAGCAGTAGTTAATGGTGATATGAACAAAGCAGAAGAAGTAATAGAATTTTTAGCTAAAAATCCTGTATATGCAGATACAGTAGATACTTTATTAAAGGCTATACAAAGTGTAGATGCAGTAGGATTTGATACACCAAATTTAGAAAGTAAAATTAGACAAAAAATTACTGTTGGTAGTGTTAATGTGTTTGATATTTATGCTTATACAGATGAAAATAATCCAGAAGGAACATTAAAATTATCTACTGCTAATAAATTAGTTGAAGAAGCAAAAGCATCAAATACAAAAAATATAAAAAAAGCAATGCTTATTGTAAAAGCTACAATTAAAAATATGCCACAAGATGTTCAAGATTCTAAAAATTGGTCTACTGAAAATAGAATAGCAATGCAATTGTATGAAAGAATACATCAGTCATTACTTTTAGAACAAATGCAATATGAAGATAATATTTTAGAAGATGGCGAAGCAGAAAATCCATTTAGACCAAAAGAATTTGTTTTAAGTATGATTGAGGAAGAAAAGAAAATACTTAAAGATACAGGAATAAAAGAAACAATAACAAGTATAACAAATCAGTTTAATGGTACTATTGGACAAGAAGATATGATGGTTAATCTTGGTGGTCCAAATATTACGCTTGTTCCAATTACAAAAGACATAACATCAAAGCAAATAGATCAATGGATTGAAGTAATAGATTTTGATCTTAGTGCAACAAAAGATAAGTACCGTGTTCTTTTTACTGAAGATAATGGTTACAAAAATTGGAGTAAAGTAAAAAACATAATTGGATTTATGAAAAGTAATTTAGAAACATTAAAAGCACAATTGGCACAGTTAGAATAATGACAGACACAATAGAAAATAAAACAGAAAAAAAATTTAATTTTGTAGATAAATTATTTTCATGGCAAAAAGATGTAAATAATTTTGATTTAGACAAAATGTATGAACATGAGTTTACTATAAAAACTACTGAAGGTGACACCGTTACTTATGGATATGATGAAAATGGTTTTGGCATAAAAGAACCAGGCAACCAATCTTATAGTTTTTTAGAAATGATGGGTAAGGCTCAAATAGAAAAATCAAAAAATACTGCTCAAATGTCAGAAGACCTTCTTAATTCTGGGGCATGGGTTATTGATAAATTAAAACAACCACCAAAAGATTATTGGCAAGAAATAGGTGTTGGTTTTGGAATGTTATCTGAAGGGGCTTGGCAGACACTTAATTTAGTTACAAATGGCGGAATGGATCAATGGCAAGGTTTTATTGAAGAATATACAGGCAGAGATAAATGGGGCCAAAAAGGAGAATATTTTAAATTTGATAAAGAAACTCAAACCTGGAGTGAAATTAGTAGTTTAGATTATGTTTTGGATAACAGAAGAAAAGTAGAAGGATTACCTTATATGACTGCTCCCCTTGTTCAATACGGAACAGTTGGTATTGGTTTATATACACAACTTGGTAAAATACCACAATTTGCAACATGGGGAAGAGTAATATTAGCTGAACTTGGCATGGAATTTGTTGCTTCAACAACAAGAGAAGAAGATATAAATCTTGCTAATCTTATTGGTTCTTTTGGATACGATGAAGAAACAAGTAATAAACTTAGAGTATTATATGTTGAAAGTTTAAAAGCTAATGATGATGATACTGTCTTTGAAAGAAAATTAAAAAATGCCCTAGCTAATGCACCTGTTGGAATTGGTTTTGAAGGATTAATGGGTTTCTATCGTTTTTCCAGAGCATTAAATAATGATAAGAATGGTAGAAAAGAATTTGCTGAAAGCATTGGATTAACAGTTACTAAAGATGATGGATTAGACGGAGTCTTTAAAGTTACCAATAAAGAAGGTGATGTCATAGCTTCCTTTGATAAAGAAGAATTGGCTAACAGTCTTGTTGAAAGTTTAGGAGAAGAATATGTAGTACAAAATTTTAAATCAGGTGGTGCTAGTGTTGTTGTTCCTGATAATATTAATGTAATAGATGATGTTACTAAAATGAAATCTACCACAACAGGTGAGATGACAGTAGCAAATCAAAAATTAGCAACAAAAGATTTAGAAACAAAACTTTCTGCGGATATGTTAAAATTATCTGATGAAGGTGAAATTGGAAAAAATTGGTATAAAGATAGTGGTGAATCAATTCTTAAATATGTTGGTAATGATTTAGATAAAGCTGATCAATTTGCACAATTGATTGCTATCTATTCCCCTCAAACTAAAGTAGATGTTAATACAGGATTTGCTATTAAAGCCTGGAATAAATTTCAAGCTGGTATTCCTATATGGGAAGGCGATATTTTAAAAACTGTTGATATACCAGAAGGATTAAATAAAACACAAAAAGCTAAATTCTTTAAAGAACTGTTAAGTGAATTTGGTGGTGGTAAAAAAATTAAAGGTCAAAAATCAAGTAATTTAGAAATTATAGATATGGGTGATGGAACAGTTACTGTTGTTCGTCATGGTGACTATGATAATATTTCTGCAAAATCTAGAGATGTAAAAGCACATTTAGTGTTAACTAAAAATCAAGATTGGGGTGGGCGTAAAACAAATGCCTTTTATAATAATATTATTAAAAGTATTAATCCAAAAGCTACAGAAGGAATTACAGTTGATTTATGGATGGCAAGAGCATTTGGTTTTTATGATGTAAATGTTGGTCCAGTTAAATATGACTTTATAGAAAAATTTGTAAAAGAAGTTGCTGATAAAAAAGGATGGTCAGTAGAACAAGCACAAGCATCTATTTGGGTAGCAACTAAAGCACGATTTGAAGCTGTTGCATCTAAAGCTAAAGCACAAGCATTAACAACTGGTGCTGGTAAATTAGTTGATAATAAATTTGTTGTTGTTGATTCAAAAAAATATTTTGATATTCAATATAAATTAGCTTTTGGTGAACCATTGGATAAAGATAAACTTGCTAACTCTGCTTTAAGTTTTGCTGATAATTTAGATAATAACTTAGCCCAAGTAAGTTGGGAATCTATGCCAGGTGATTTTACAAATCATTTAATTGAATTACGATCTGCACCAAATACAATAAAAGCACAATATCATACAAGTGTTGCTTCATTGTTAGTTGATGCTGATGGTCATGACATATTAGCTAAAGATTTAGGATTATTATCACCAGGTGATTTTGAAGCACCAGGATTTTGGGATGGTATATCTAATCCTTCCACACAATCGCAATTTGCTACATCTAAAGCAAAAGGTACAACAATAGGTGAGATGGATGTAGCTGGTAAAAACTTACTAGATATTTATTCTTCAGCTAGGGGTTTAATCTTAATGCAAGATGCTGTGGGTTACACAAGACCATCTATTATAAAAACTAAGTCTAAAGCTAATAGTATGTATGTAGATATTGGTAGACAGCTAACTGCTAAAGAAACGGTAAATCTAGGTAAAGCAATAAATAATCCAGATATTGGTTTAATTAATGGACCAGACGGTATTTACATTGTTAATTTTACTGATGATTTGAATAATAAAACATTTATACAAAATATAGAAAATATTGTTGAAAAAAATCTAGATGCTGATATTACTATCAAATACGCACAAAGCGATGGTAAATTATTAAACATAGGAAACAATGGGCAAAATTATATCAAGACAATTAGCGACCAAGGACGATTGGATATTCTCGAAACAGTCGCATCACTTCTCAAAAAGAAAAGACTCTTCGATGAACAATTTGCAAAGCAAAACGGATACACCTTTGACGGATCAGCCTACGACAACATCCTCGCAGAAATTGAATCAGCCCTCAAAAATCAAGAAGGTTTAACTTCTAGTATTCCTTCTAACAAAGGAGGAATATAATGCAAAAAGATATTTTAGAACCAAATAGTGTAGAAAAGATTGCAGAGTCTATTCATACGCCAAACTCAGAACAAATTGTTGAATCAATGGATGCTAATGCTGAAGTTGTTCCAGTAGAAAATCCTGATATTATTTCTACGGAAGATAATATTTCTGAAAACAGTATTCCTGAAAATGTAATTCCTCAAGAAGAAAGTATTTTTGATGATGAAAAATCTTTTGAAGTAGCTGGTCCATTTAAGTTTAATATTCCTAAAGTTGATCCAAGTGATATTAAAGAAAGAGGTTCTCCTAGATTAGATGACGATTTAATAACAGTTGTTGATGGTAAAATATTAATCAAAGATGCTGAACCAGAAATGATTAAACTATTAGAAGAAACATTTCAAAAATCTGGAATATTAGAAGGAAAGATTACAGGTAACTATAATCATGTTTTAATTAATTTAGATCAAATTGCTGGACCAGATGATGTAAAATTATATGCTGAAGCTGTAGCCAAAGCCTTTCAACCTTTTATTGAACAAGCTAAAGCTGGTAAAGTAGACATGAGTCAATTACTAAAAGAAGCATCTGCTATTGGTAATGATCAAATAGTAAATAAAATTCTTAAATTAAAACCAAGGGAACAACTTAAAAATGCACCAGAAGTTTTAAAAGCTAATCTTGTAATGATACAGCAATTGCATCAAACAAACACTTTAGCAAAATTAGTATCAGAAGGTGGAACTTTACCAGGTAAGTCAATTGAAGAAACAGCTATTGAGTATGCAAAACAAGTTGGTTTTTATAAAGTTATATTGGCTCAAGTTGCTGGTAACAATGCAGAAGTAGCAAGATCATTAATGGTCTTAGGTAATATTAAAAAACACACAAATACAAAAGGATTAGATTCAGCAGAAAATGTAATAGGATTAGATGAATTAGGTGCAATGGATTTAAGTATTGAGAATATTAAAAAACACGCCCAAAATTTTACGCTATTTACAGATAGTTATAAACAAACACAATTTTTAAAAGATGAAACTTGGTTAAAAAAAGGCGGGGATGTTTTTTCTGAAATATGGATTAATTCTTTATTATCTTCACCACCAACACACATGGTTAATATATTTAGTAATACTTCTTTTATGATGTACAAAATACCAGAAGCTGGTGTGGAAGGTGTTGTTGGTGCTGTTCGTACTAGATTAATTAAATTAGGTGTTATTCCAGAAAAAGGAATTGGTTTTGGTGATTATAGAATTTTAGGAAAAGGTGAAGGTGACCGTGCTTACATAGGTGAAATGATGGCTTTAAATCATGGATACAAAACAGCGTTATGGGAAGCGGTGCAAAATATGTGGACTGCTTTTAAAACAGAAATGCCAACTGACATGGTTACTAAAATGGATCAGCGTGTTCAAAAAGCTATTACTTCAGAAAATTTTGGATTAGATAAAAATTCTTCCGTTGGACAAATGATAGATGTATTAGGAATGATCTATCGTGGTCCTGGAAGATTTCTTGTTGCAGAAGATGAGTTTTTTAAAACAATAGCATACCGTGGGGAAATGCACAAAATTGCTTACAACAAAGCTATGCAAGTATTTGAAAAAACAGGTGATAAAAAATTAGCAGAAGATGCTTATAGACAAGTAATAACTAATCCATCAAATGAAGTTGTTGAACAAGCGACAAAGTCTGCTAGAGTTGCTACATTCCAACAAGACCTAGATGGATTTTTAGGAAAGATACAAGGTACTATGTCACATCCTGTGGCGAAGATATGGGTACCTTTTTATAAAACACCAACAAATATTATGTTGGAAGTTAATAAACGATTACCAACAGGATTAATACAACCAAGTGTGTTAGCTGATCTTAAAGCTGGTGGTGCTAGAGCAGATAGAGCAATGGGTAAAATGATTATGGGTACAGGACTTGTTGCTACCTTTACAGCTTTATCTTCTGGAACAATGGATAGTGATGTTGTTATTACAGGAGGTTTACCTTGGGATAAGGCAGTTAAAACAGCTTGGAAATCAGAAAATATTCCTCCTTATAGTATTGGTATACGAATGGAAAATGGTGAAATGGAATGGGTATCGTATGCAAGGTTTGAACCTTTATCAGCATTACTTGCTGTATCCGCTGATATGGCTTGGGCATCTAATCATTCAACTGGTGATAATCAAGGTGATTTAGAAAATATGATGATTGCTGGTGGTAGTGCAATATATACTTATCTTTCAGATATGCCTTTCTTGCAAAGTGTTGCAGAATTGTCTGAGTTAATTGGTGGTGAATATGAAAACCCATCAACACGATTGGAAAGAGTAAAACAATTATTAGCTAAACAAGTTGGTACAGCTACTTTGTCTGTACCTCAAGGTCCGTTTGGTGCTTTAATTGCAAACTATGAAAGATTTATGGAACCAGGATCATCTAATGTTATGGCTATAGATACAGAAGGTAGTGCATGGTTTATTGGATGGTCTGAAGCAGTACAAACATGGAAATCAAGACATCCTTTATTTAGTGATGATGTTCCTCCAGCATTAAACTTTTGGGGTGAAGAAGTAACACCAGGTATAGGTGATTTTCATTGGTCTTACTGGACACCGTTTAAAATACAAAATAGTAAATTTAATTACTTAGATACATATTTCCGTGAAGTAGGTATTGGTTATACAATGCCACCTAAAACAATGGATGGTATTGCAATGACAGCTATTCAATATAACGATTATATTTCATTAGCTAATACTATAACAAAAACTTACTATGATATTAATGGTGTTAAAAAAGAAATGAACATGAGAGAAAAAATGCAATATGATTTATTGAATAATAAAAGATTTAGAACTTTATCTTTAGGTGATCAAGAGAAACACATGAACGCTATTAAGAGTGATTACTTTAGTTTAGCAAAAGAAAGTTTATTAGGTAAAGATGGTGAAATAGGATTGTATCCTGATTTATCACAAAGAATAAAAGATCGTAAAGTATTTATGGATGAAAACGGTCAAGCACCACCTAAAGGTCTATTTTAGGTAATGATATGTTCATATTCAAAATTGTTGGATTTTACTTTACAAATAGCAAAACCTAGGTTTAGGAATTAGATGGCAGATTTTACAATTACAGATGTACACCGTAAAGCACAATACACCGTTGGCTCAAGTAACCAACAAGGTCCGTATGCTTTTACATTTAGAGTTAATTCTACAGCCGACATAGTTGTCTATGTTAATTCTACATTAAAAACCTTAACGACACATTATACAGTTTCCTTGTCCTCTGGATCAGGATCAATAACTTTTGCTTCAGGGCAATATCCTTCTGAAGATGACATAGTTACTATTTTATCAGGAGATACAATACAGCGTACTACCGCTTATTCTACTGGTGGTTCAATGACTGCTTCTTCATTAGAAACAGAATTAGATGATCAAGTTATATTTGATCAACAAATGGCTGAGAATATTTCTAGGTCTATTCAATTATCCCCTTATACAAAAAGAACAACATCTAGCACAGGTACTTCTGGTGAATTATATTGGCCTTACGATAACACAGCTTCCAATAATGCAAATAAAATTGTTGCTTATGACAGCAATGGTACTGCATTAGAATCAATAGCTAAACCTGGTGCTGGTGGTGTTACCACATCTACTGTAGGTGTTGGTGGTTCTGCTACTGCTTCATATAATTCTTCAACTGGTGCATTTACTTTTGGTATAGTTACAGGTGCTACGGGGGCTACAGGATCAACTGGTCCTACAGGTCCAAGTGGACCAACAGGTCCTACAGGATCAACTGGTCCTACAGGTCCTACAGGTCCTACAGGTCCTACAGGTTCTAGCGGAACTAACTCACAATTATCAATGACATGGAATTCATCAACTTCTGATGCTGATCCTGGTGCTGGTAAAGTTGCTTTTAATCATGGAACTGTATCAAGTGTATCTGTTTTATATGTTGATGACGCTGATGATGCTGGTGCGGATATATCTGCATTTGTTCAAAGTTGGGATGACAATTCTAACTCAACTGCAAGAGGTCATGTTACAATAACAAAAGAAGGTACTGCTTCGACTTATGCTACTTTTAAAATATCTGGTGCTGTTACTGATGCTTCGGGTTATACCAAAGTTGCTGTAACTCATGTTGTATCTAATGGATCGTTCTCTAATACTGATGGCATAGGCGTACATTTTTCTCAATCTGGTACTGATGGTGCAACTGGACCAACTGGACCTACGGGACCTACGGGACCTACAGGGCCGACAGGAAGTACAGGGCCTACAGGACCAGCGGGTTCTGGTTCTATGACAAACTTTGTACTAGAGGATGATTCTGGTGATGAAGTTACAATTGCAGATGGAAAAGAAGTTAAGTTTATTGGCTCTGGTATTACAACAAACTGGACTGATACATCTCATGGCTCTGATGGTGATCCGTATGATTTAACTTTTACTATTGATGCTTCACAAACAGGGATTACTTCCCTACTTGCTACTGATATAAAAATTGGTGAGGATGATGAAACTAAAATAGATTTTGAAACTGCTGATACAATTAATTTTTATGCGGGTAATGAAAAACAATTAATCTTAACTGACGGTGCTTTAACTCCTGGTGCTAATAATATTCTTGACCTTGGTAGTAATAGTGTTGAATTTAAAGATGCTTATTTTGATGGTACGGTAACTGCTGATGCTTTTGCTGGACCATTAACGGGTAATGTTACAGGTAATGTTTCTGGAACTTCAGCAACGGTAACTGGTGCATCACAATCTAATATTACTTCTCTTGGTACACTAACAACTCTATCCGTAGATAATATTACTGTTAATGGAAATGACATTTCTTCTACAGACACAAATGGCAATATTACTTTAACTGCTAATGGCACAGGTAAAATACAATTTAATGATTTGGCTTATATTCCTCAACAAGCAATTACTTCATCTTCAAATGCTGTTGCTTGGGATGTTCAAGCTAAACCAAATGCTTATCACCAAACAACAGAGAACACGACTTTCTCTGCTCCAAGTAATGGAGTTGAAGGTTCATTTATTTGTTTAGAAATTAATTACAATGGTTCACATACTATTGGATGGAATACAGTTTTTGAATTTCCAGCAAGTACAGAGCCAACTGAAACTGCTACTGATGGCAAGACAGACATTCATGTATTCAGATACAATGGTGCTATCTGGCAAGAAATTGGTAGATCAATGAATTTAAGTGAGAGTTAAGATATGTATGCAATAGTAGAAAGTGGTAGCATTACCAAAACATTTAGTCATCCTAAAAAATTAACAATTAATAATGTTCAATATTCTACAAAGATTTTTTCTTTATGGACTGTTGCTGAAAAGAAAGCCATTGGTTTATACGAAGTTGAATATGATAACACTAATAAGAAAGATGAAGAATGGTATACTAATACTAATCAAACTTTAACCTATGATGCTAGTGCTGATAAAGTTACAGCTTCTTATGGTACAGCTACAGCTAAAAAAATTGCCGATACCTTATGGACAGAGCAAGATAAAACTGATGGTCTAATTAGAGAAGGTAAAGATGTAGGTGATGTGGCTACAAGAGGATTAACATATCTTAAAAAACAAATGATTGATAATCAATGTGCTGGAATACTAGCACCTTCTGATTGGATGGTAGTGAAAGCTACTGAAACAGGTACAACAATGGATAGTGGTTGGAAAACATGGAGAGCAAGTGTGAGAACAAAATGTAACTCTATGCAAACACAAATAGATAATGCTAGTAATGTTGATGCTCTTGCTACTTTGTTTACTTACACTACAACAGACGGAGTAACATCAAGACCGCTAGGCGAATTTCCTGTGAAGGAATAACTAATGCCTTTAATTCTTCCAGCAAACACATTATCAGGTGGTTATGAAATAGATAATTCTGGTTTGTTCAATGGTGTTAATCAAATATTAGTTTATACACCTAGTGGTACATCAAGTGATGCTAATAAAAGAAAATATACTTTTAGCTTTTGGATTAAAAGATCAAAAATAAATTCAGAACAAGGTATTATTAATTGGGGAAAACAAACAGGTAGTGATGATTTTCAATTATTTTTTGAAGCTGATGATACTTTAAGAATTTATGATTATGGAAATGATTTTGGTGGTAGTGCTAGTTATAACTGGCATAAAATAACAAATAGAAAATTCCGTGATCCATCTGCATGGTATCATATTTTTTTAGCAGTAGATACAACTGATGGAACTGCTGGAGATAGAGTTAAATTATATGTAAACGGAGAAAGAGTAACTAGTTTTGGTACATCCGTTGATGCAAGTGAAAATTATGCAGGTTATGTAGGTTCGGCTGATGTTTGCGATATTGGTCATTCTGAAAATAATTCTAGTAAAGTTTTTAGTGGTTACTTAGCTGAATTTCATTATATAGATGGAACAGCAAAAGCACATACAGATTTTGGCGAAACAAATGATAATGGAGTTTGGATTCCTAAACAATATACAGGTGGTTCATATTCAACTAATGGTTTCTTTTTAGAATTTGGCAATACAGGTACAGGTGTAGGTTCTGGTAGATTTGCTAGTGATACATCTGGTCAAGGAAATCATTTAGATACTAATAATTTTTCTGGACAATACCAAATGACAGATAGTCCTACAAATAATTTTGCTACTTATAATCCTTTAACTTTAAAAAATAATCCAGGTGCCTACTATGTAACTTTTTCTAAAGGAAATCTAGCAATCGTAGGAAATAGTGCCACAAATAATGGAAATGGTCATTCAACAATGGGATTTAATCGTGGTAAATGGTATTCCGAAGTAAAAATTATTGATGTGCAAGGTGATGTTTACCCTACTCCTGGAGTTATACCAGAAGATTTAATAAATGATGGTGGTACTGGTAGCTCTGGACAAATAGGTTATGAAACAACAGATACAGTTGGTTATGGTTCAGATGGAGATAAAGTTACTAATGATCATGGCTCATCTTATGGAGATACATACACAGATAACGATATAATAGGTATTGCAATAGATTGTGATAATGGAGCAGTTTATTTTTCTAAAAATGGAACTTTTCAAAATAGTGGTGATCCAACATCGGGTTCAACTAAAACAAATCCCGCTATGACATTTACACCATCAAAATATTATTTTTTTGGCTGTTCTGTTTATCAAAGTACAGCATCAGTAGAAGCTAATTTTGGCAATCCAGTTTTTTCAATATCAAGTGGTAATGCAGATGCAAATGGATATGGCAATTTTGAATATGCAGTACCTAGTGGATACTATTCACTATGCACGAAAAATTTAGCGGAGTACGGATAATGGCTTATACAACAATAGACGACCCATCAGCACATTTTCAAACTAAAAAGTATACTGGAAATGCAACTGACGATACTGCTTATACAAATGATGGCAATTCAGATTTACAACCAGATTTAATTTGGGCAAAAAATACAGACCAAGCTGTAGACCATGTTTGGTTTGATTCAACTAGAGGAGTAACAAAAAATATTAGAAGTAATACAACCGCTGTAGAAAGCACTAATTCAAATTATTTAAAAAGTTTTAATAGTGATGGTTTTACTATGGGAACTTCTAATAGAGTTAATGGAAATACTGACATAATGGTAGCTTGGCAATGGAAAGCTAATGGTGGAACTACATCAAGCAATTCTAGTGGAGATATTACCTCAACTGTTCAAGCTAATACAACTGCTGGATTTTCAATAGTCACTTACACAGGTAATGGTACTGATGGTGCTAGTATTGGACATGGTCTATCGGGGGCTTGGGATGTTATTATAGTAAAAAATAGAGGTCAAACAGATTATTGGACTGTTGATAGAGATCCTACAAGTGCAAATAATAAAGCATTATTATTGCATGACCCATCTCAAGAAGCTGGTCACGGCACAATACATTTTCAAGGTTCAAGTGGATTATTTACTGCTCATAGTAATGGAGATTTAGGTATGGGGAATGGTAATACTGAAACTTATGTAGCTTATGTTTTTAAACAAATACAAGGCTACAGTAAATTTGGTAGCTACACAGGGACGGGCGAATCAGATGGTCCATTTATTTGGACAGGTTTTCGTCCAGCTTGGGTAATGATTAAAAGAACAACTGG